TAATGGGATGAATATTACAATAACCCATTTAAAAATTGGCCAAATTGCCGCAATAAAATGTGCTAAAGATATTAGAATTATTATTGGAAATTTTAAAATAAACAATAATATACTTACGACAAACTCAATAAAATCAAAATTTCTTTGTAGGTCATTTACTGGAAATTTATTATTTTCACTCTGACAAGCTCTATTTGTTATTTCTTTTATACCCAAATGTCTTGATCTTCCTTTACCATTTTTATATCTATCAATAAACGAACTTACAGTATATACTTTATTATAATTAAATTCATAAAAAGTATCTTCACAATCAATTGCCGATTGTTTATCCGCATAATCATCCCAATCCAAACTAAAGGCGTATGATTTTAACACTTCAAAATAATTTTGTGGTAAAAAAGTAATATTAAATGTCTGTGATTGTGTGTCATCAATTGGGTTTGAGATAAACTGAATTGTGTCGCCAGCGGTAACCGGTATTGATGTTGTATCACCAAAATATGGTTGTCCGTTTATTATAACTGTTAAATTTGATGAATTTATTGTATCTTCAAGTAAATAACCACCAGTCCCAACTACTGGTATTGTTGATCCTGTTACAGTTCCAGCTGGTAATGTTACTGTTACTTGAGACGCTGAATTAGGATTAAATGGGTCGTTCCCAGATGATGTCCATCCGTGTTCTTTTATATTTGGGACAAGAAAATTACCTCTTAAAAAATCATTTTGAATTCCTTGTTCGTTTTGCCATTTGATTTTAAATCTATATTTTCCTTTAGTTGGTATTCCTTTTTTAGGGTCGTTTGAAATGACTTGTTGTCCAAACTCATTTGTTATAACATAATTAATATTCATAGGAATATTAATCATCCATGTTCCATTCTCATCAATTAATTTTCCACCCTCTTCAAATTTAAATTCTTCCAATGCTGGATTTCCGTTGTTGTCAGTAAAAATTGTTTGCCTAATTGCCAATATTTGTCCAGGACCTGCAATTAAATCACACATATTACCAGTATCATTTTTTGGTTTGCAATTTCTTTTAATCGCATCTTCATTTGTTGTCGAAACAATTGAACCCATAAAAACCGCTGTTGGTTCAATTTTAATATTTGCTTCGGCCGTTAAATCAAAATCAACTCTTGTAATACCAAATTGACAAATATCAACATCACCCCAAAATGGTGAAACTTCAACAACTCTATTTAAAGTTTTAATTTGTGGTAATTCACTTAGGTTTGAAGACGATTTAAATCTATTCCCATTTACTTGTGACGGACTAGCAACACCGGCGTCGATTAAATCTTGTGGTGATAATGAAAAACAACCAATGTCCGATAAATCAACATCCATTACCAATGTTTGAGTTCCGGTTGGAACGCCAAATATCATAAAGTCACCACTATCATTTGTCTTTACCGAAAACTTATAATACTTATCATACACTTCAATATATGATTGATCTAGTAAAACTTCTTGTCTTGTTGGGAATGTTCCTGTTGCGGCATGAACCGAATAAGATGGGTCTTTTGGTAATAAATTATATCTATAACCTTCTTCATTTAAGTCTGATAAATTTTTATATGGATATAACTCAGAGATTATTGGATTTGTTTCATCCTCTTGTGTTAATGGAACGAAAACAGATACTTTAGCGTTTGGAACCCCAAAACCACCATTTACCAATACCCTACCAACAACAACACCATAGTCAGAACAAACTCTTGTATAAATGTCAGATTCATTTATTTTTAGTGAAAGTATCTCTAACTGGTCAAAATCTTGTTCTAACTTGACATTTATGTATTTGTCTTGACCAATTTCGGTTCTTATTCTATATGATTTGGGCATTAAATTCTACTTTTTTGATAAATAGTTTATTTCCTATTTTAGAAAAATAAGATTAAAACCCAATAAATAAATTATTATGAAAAATTCACGGTTTTTAGATTAATTACCCTAACATTAATATCTTTGTTTGGGAATCTAATTTGATAAATCTGTGTTGGTTCGGCAAAAATTGTGTCGTTAATTAACTGAATTTGTTTTGTTGCCGCATCAGAATATCTTTGTGATGTTTGATTTGATGAATATTGACCCCCAACTTTATTGTAGAATCTAATATCTGAAATACTAACAATACCATTTTCGTTTTGAATAATTCTTCTCAATTCTGATACATTAACATTTTGACCCAATTGTCTTGTTGTAGGGCTAAAGAATGTTGTAACCAAATTAATGAGTTTAGACACAAGCGCACCTTGGTTTTGTGTCGCATCCAAAACAACATCAACATCAATAGATAAATCAATCGGATTTGCACTTTCAATGGAAATATAATCATTTATCATTCTATAATTTGAAAGATAATTGGCGACATTATTTTTTAATGTGTTTGATATTGTGTCAGTTAAATTACCACTAGCGTCAAATGACAACATTTTAATTTTAATCTTATTATTTTCTTCTGTGATTGATACTTTTGCTGGAGCTCCAAATTGTGATGGCATTGTTCTAATTAATGACTCATAATCGTTAATCGTTGTTGCTCTATTTTGTGCCGCAAAGTTAAACGAAACCATTTGTCTAACATCTTCTGTTGTTGGTGCGTTTGCACCCCCAATAGCTGCCGTCACATTATTACATCTCAATGTGTTAATTACACTTCTATTTACACTTTCAGATGGACCATTAACAAAAAATGAAACAGTACCAATTTGTGTTATAACATTTGCACCAAGATTTGATGCTTGTCCGCCACCAATTCTATATTGAATAAACAAAGTAGAGTTTGACTTTAATGCCGAACCCAATGCTAAATTATTTGAATACTTATTCAAATCAAAAGAATTTCCGGTTCTTGCAAATTCTCTTAATTGTTCTTCAGCCGAAATGTTTCCACCACCAAATGTCATTTTTAAATAACCTTCCGGAGTATATTCCGATATGAATTTTGTATTTGTTGTAACATATTTACCAACTTTAATTCCAGGTTGGTCTGATACTTTTGTTGGGTCTTCAATAAACACCCTATCTTCAGCGAGAGCTTTTACTTCATACCATCTATTATCAAGACCTAAAAATTCTTGTGGTTCTGGAATATTAGTATATTGTGTTCCGTCTTTTAAAATAACACTTGTAATACCCAAAACATTTTTTTCTGGTAAAAATAATTCAAAATAAGGTTTTACATCATTTGGTGTAATTACTCTTTTGAATACTTTGGTAATACCATTTACAACAACTTCTCTTTTTGTAATTGTATAATTTAATAACTTTCCGTTTGCATCAAAATTTGGTATTTTTAATCTATTTGGTGATCCTTCAGCATTAATTGGTGATGCAAAGTCAATATCATATACGGTCTCAAATGGTTGTCCCGCTCCGGACGCTTGTGATCCTCTTCTTAAAACACCACAGTATCTTAAATCTTCCTTATCACCAAAAGCCGGAACTGTGATTGAAAAATCAACTAATGCAACTGATGGTCTTTGTCCTGGTATTTTTAATCCATAAGTTCTTGCTATATTGTAAATTGATGATTTTTGTTGTGCGTATTGTAATACGGTTTCTTGAATACTCCTATCTATTTGGAAATGTAGATTGTCCGTTACTGCCGCATTTAAGTCCATAAGAACAGAAAACACCCCAGCATCATTGAAATTCTGAATAAGGTCTGGGTAATAAGTTCTTGTAAAATTGATTAACTCGGTTCTTATTGTTTGAAAGTCCCTAGCTGTGTATGATATTTTCTTTTCCGCCATACTATTAAATATTGATTATAACAAAATCAGTTGACTCAAATGCTTGATTTGTTACTCTATAATTTATTTTTATTTTCGCTGTATGCTCTTTTTCTCCAATACCTTGGACTGTGTATTCTCGTTCTCCTTGTGAATTAACAAATGTTCCTTTATTTTCTTCACCATCTGAAGCGTCAGTAATACTAATATTTGTAATTTGTATTCCTGGAATATATTTTTCAACAGTATCTCTTATTTCAGCCTCAATGTCTGAAAATGTTGGCCCATCTAATGGTTCAAAAATATATTCATATAATCTTGTTCCAAAATCCGGAAGAAAATACCTGGTTCCTTTTCTTGTTAATAGTAGATGGACTAAATCAGTTCTTATTTCCTCATCACTTGTATCTGAAAGATCTAAATACCTACCAGTAAAAGATTCTCTAAAAGGAAAATTTATTCCATATGTAACCCCATTTGCCATATCAAATAAATATAAGGGTTGGTTATTTTATATAAATAAAAAACCCCACTTGTTGAGGGTGGGGTTTCAAATAATCAAAGTGGTATTAAATTAAATAACCTCATATTATATGATAATCTTTTACCAATGTAATCAACTGGTGTCATAGGTGATTTATTTATAACCGATTCAATAAATGTAATGTAAAAATTCTTATCGTTTTCTTCTTCTTGATTTTTTGGTTTGTAAGATTTTACAGCTTTTAATGAACCTGATGGGTTTTTTTTAATCCTTTGTATTGCCATATTATATAGGTCTTCATTTGATTCACTAATTACTCTCTTTACGATTCTTGTTAAATCTGATTCTGTTAATCTTACAATTTTTTTCATAATTTAATTTTTATTATAAATATATGTTCAAAAAAAAATCACCGATTTCTCAGTGATTCTTTTAAATTTGTATTACCTTTTTGGTAAAGTGGTTCATATGGACAGTGTCTGCAACCATTACCAGAGCCACAACATTTTCCTCGTTTTATATGGTAAGATTCGGTCATAACAATATTCCCAAATTTATCTTTATAAAAGTCAGGTTCAGGAGATTTTTTTGTTGTCTCCTGAACATATAACTGTTGTATCCAATCTTTTGATGCACTTACTGTCATTTTAATTTTTTTTTCTTAAATTATAGAACGCTAGTAATACTTGATATGTTAGCGTTACATCATTTCCCCAAGTCACTTTCATAATTAAACAATTTCACACGCACCACCAGCACAAGCTGCCTCACCACGAAGATCGGTGTTATCTTGTAACTCAATAACTTTTGTAAGGTCAACATCTTTTAATGTTGTTGATAATCTTTCAAAATCTTCTTTAGTACAATCTTCAAAAGGTGCCTGGGTGTAAGTACCTCCGTTATAGGGTAGTACTGATAAACCGTTGTAATATTTTCTATTTTTCCACATCCAATCACCAACTAAATCCCACTCATCTTCTTTAATTGAAACTGTTGCCGATACATTGTGTGTATTTTGTCCTGTTCTGTGTCCAGATTTAACCCACTCTTGTGATACTTTTTTCACTCGTTCCAACATTTGGAATACTGATTCATATCTCAAAATTGACCCTTCTGGTGCTCTTTGTGGAATTGTAATTACTGCAGTGTCGTGTGGACGGAAATATTCATCTTCAACTAACTCTGGGTGGTTAATTGCAAGGTATGTATAGATTGCTTCATTTTTTCCAACTCTAATTCTTCTTAAATAGAAGTCATTATGCCAAGCGTGAATACCAGATGAAGTTCCCAATACAAGTGATGATGTTCCAGATGGTTTAACTGTTGTTGTTCTAGCGGCTTTGTTAATACCAATTAATCCGGCAACTCTTTCGTTTTCTTCTTTAACAGCTTGAGCGGCCGCTTTCATATCATAACCCAATACAACTCCAGATCCGATTCCTGTCATTCCAACACCAATAAGTGCGTCTTTTTCAGTTGTTCTTTTCCAAACATCTCTCAAGTAATGAAAGTCTGTATATCCAGCTTGTAATGTTCCAATAAATGCAGCACCTTTAACTCTTTTTTCAAAATCTTCTTGTGATTCAATATCTGAAGCATTCACCTCACACAAGTTACAGAATTGGTATGGACGAAGTGCGATTTCGCAACATGGATTTGTTCCCCAGTCCTTATCATTTGATAAATAAATTCCAGGTTCTCCAGCTCCAGATAATTCAATTCGTTTCCACAAGTCCATAAAATATTCTTGTGTTACTTTATGTCTTAATAATACAGCCGAGTTATTTGCTCTACCTCTTTGTGGATTTGATTCCCACCAATTTCCTGACTTACAAGAAATCATTTCATCATCATCAGCTGAGAATAATGAAATAAGTGCAGCTCTTCTAATACCACCAGCAAGCACGGCATCAGCAATATGACATACGATGTCGTGAGTTTCAATTGGTGTTAATTATCACCATCATTTTTGTTTTCCAATACTTTTGTAATATTATGAATACAATCTTTTAATGGTTGAGGTCCCGGTGCTTTTCCACCAGAAGTTACAAGTAATGCTCCTTTTTGACGAATATCTGAAAAATCAAACACCGGTGTTGAAGATTTTGAA